GTAGAAGGCGAACGGGATTTCAAGCTCGTGCCAGTACAACGCGCATTCAATCAGGAAGAATGACTTGCCTGCGCCTGGCTCACCTACCAAAATCGACACCATGCCCGGCGTGGCGAATTTAGAAAGCTCTTGCAGCCGCTTCCAAGGCAACGGTGCGGCCCGCTGGATACCCTTCATCGCTTCCATGAATTGATGGTGCATTCCGGTGGATGTGCATTGCTTCATCGCTTCCCACACGGCGCGCTTCTTCTCTTTGGCGTCTCCGTCTACTCTGGCAAGGAATTGCTCAAGGTCGCCTTTTGGCGGTAGGTCTAGCGCGGCAATGTCCACCATGTGGGCCTCGATGCCCAAAGCCTCCAGCGATGCGGCCACCCGTTGCATGTGCGCGGTGCCAGCAGGAACTTTGTCGCCATCGGCAATGTCGTTATCCGGCCAAAGGTAGACCGTTTTGCCTATGAGCGGGGAATAGTCGATGTGGGGATTCTTGCTCGTCTCTGCGCCGCCCGGTAAGGTCGTACAAGGCACACCAACGGCAATACCCATATCAGCGGCCTTCTCCCCCTCCACAAACAGCACCACGGGCTTTGTAGCGATTCCTGCGCGATTGTAGAGAGGGCGCGGTCCCTCGTTGGTTTGGAGTACCCAGCCGCCTGGCCGTTGGGATGCCTGCCGGAAGGATTTCTTGCCGTCACGCTCCACGCGGTACACGATTAGGTCAATCGCGCCGGTGTCAGGGTTCACGTATTCCCACCGGCCCGCGGGGTTGGTCAGGTGCGTGGCCTGTTCCATCTGTTCGATGGTTGCAAACATCTTTGGCGGCTCTTTGCCTGCGGGCTGATTTGTCACGTTTGCCGCCTCTCTGCGTTCTCGTAGAACGTCTGCCACCGTCTTACACTTGATGCGGGCCTCGATGTCGAAGATATCACCGGTCACGCCGCAGGATTGCGTTTGGCACTTGAACCGCCAAAAACCGTCGTTATCTTGGAAGATGCCCGCGGATGGGGTCTTGTCATCATGGAACGGGCAGCGGCATTCCTTGCCGTGAAATACCGCGCCGTGTTCGCGGAGTAGGCTTTCCAGCGCGGCCCGGTCTCGTTTCTCGCTGGCGGTGTCGTAGGTCATTCATCGGTCCGATCTTTGTCATACCACCCGAAAATGGCCGCAAGTGCATCATAACGTTCGTTGGTAGCACCCATCGTGCCTCCAACGGCTGTGTAATCGTCGTTCTCAGCCATCCATTTTGGGTCTGTGCGGTCAACAGGTTTCGGCGGGGGTATCTCATCCTCCCACCGGCGTTGATTCAAAAACGTGCTGGCGTTTGGCACGAACTGGCCATCGTTCTTCTGCCAATCTTCGGTTTCGCTCCACTCCACAACAGCATTGTAAATTTTGCAGAATAGCTTCTCGTCGCCCTTGAGCCTGTTCCATGATTTGTTGGCTGGGTCTTTGCCGCGCTTCTTTGGGTAGATATCCCAAAAATCCTCAAAGGCCGCTTTCCAAAGCACATCAATTGGCAAGCCACACGGATGCAGATTTCCAGACACTCCCCCTTTTGGGGGTAGGGGGGTGTTCTTCTTCTTACTTGCTTTTGCCTTTGGATCTGCCTTTGCTTCTGCCTTTGCTTCTGCTTCTGCATAGGCGTTACAAATCGTTTCATCCGTTTCTGAAACGGTAGAACCGTTACACTCTTTTTGCTTTCCCCTATATCTCCTTACTCTGTCTGTACTTAGGTCTGGTTGCTTCAATCCTTCGCGATACTTTAAGTAGTTCAAAATCAACCATCCGCCCTCTACCTTTTCCAAACGGCGGCCCTCGTTGTCTGCCGTGCGGCTTTCTGGGTCAGGAGCGCAGTATACGTCTATGATGCGGTCGAACTCTTCCCGCGTCAAGTGGCACAGCCGCGCCATTGCCGGGGCTGCCACCCTCACATATCCGTTTGCGTCTGTTTTTGCCAACATTGCAATCCAGACACGGAGATACTCGTGCGGCATTTCCCAAAGGCTGGAGTCAATGATTCCACAGTCTAGCTTTGAATAGCCTGCCATTATTAGTACCCCTCCTTTGTGAGTAGGTGTTTTATTGAAACTGAATAATCAAAGTGATTCCCGCCGGAATCAATGAAGTTTTGAAAGTCTTTTGTAATCAAATCAAAAAACTGTTGATTGTACCGTTTATGCTTGTATTGAAAATACTCTTCCATCGTCTTTGTGTTTTTGCGAGAGTTGCAAGACTTACAGGCTGTTTGTAGATTGTCTGAATCATCACTTCCACCACGAGAAATTGGCAAAATATGGTCAACAGATAGGCTGTCGTAATCCTTTACGATATCCATTTTCCGTCCACACAATCGGCACTGATAATTATCTCTTGCATAAATACGCATCCTAAACTTTTTCGACAATGGTTGCATTAGGCGTTCTCCAAAGACAGAAAACCCCCGCCAAGCTGAACCGGCACACTTGCGGAAAGGTGACGCAAGTAGCCTCTTGACGGGGGTATAAGTGACATTGATTTTACCTTTCTGTCTTGTGCCGGGTTCAGCGGCACGCCTAATATACCACGTTGCTAGTGTGCGGGCAACTACTTTCGTTCCTTGCCCGCCCGAAAATACGCGAAGTCAACAAGGGCTTCCGCCTCCGCAACCTCCCGCGATGCCCCGCCGCAATGCTCCCGGATGCCAGCCCGCTCCTCCACCCATTCACGGGCCGCGCCGGTCAGCGCGTCCAGCTTCGGCACCAGAATCAGCCGGGTCATCTCGTAGTATCTGGCGCGGTCGGTGGTCATAACTGCCCGATGCCGTACGCGTAGATGCCCAGCGCATCCGCCGTGTCGTTAATCACCTTGATTTCAGGAAAGCGGGCCTGCACGTTGGCCTTGATAGCCCGCTTCCGCTCCAGTTTGTCGCCACCCGGTTTGACGCCTAGCCACGCCTGCCAGACTTTCGGAGGCACAAGCCGCACGCCAACGCCGCACGCCCGCAGGATGCCATACGTCATGCCGCAGGTATACGCGAAGGTTGCCGACGATTGCGCGTTGTTTCCCGCCATGTGGACGCCAACATCTTCCAGAACGCAAATCGTGCTACCACTCCCACGCGCCGCCATGATGATTTCTATCAGGCCGTCAGCGTCTAGCACGCGCTTCTTGCCACGCTCGGTCATGGGCATACGGACAACCTCAAGGCCGCTGCGGGTGTCGAATACTATACAGCCAAGTGATCCCGGGTCGATCGCAATCACTTCTTACCCTCCGGCTTCGGCGCATCCTCGCCACTGTGCCCGGCATTTGTGGGTTGTTCCTTTGTTGGTGCCACTTCATCAAGGTTAATGGTAGCCTTCTCCACCACCACCCGGCTATCGTCCTTGAACGCTTCCTCAATCGTGGTCACGCCGTCCTTGATGCTGTTCGCCAAGGCGCGGAGTACTTGCAAATGCTTGAGGCTGATATCCCTCACATCGTCCACACCCAGCCACGCGCACAGCCTTTCCGCGGTGATGCCCTTGCCGGTGTAGAATTTCACAGCATCGTCCTGCCGTTCCTGCATAGACTTCTCGCCACCCTCTGCCACGTTCATTGCCTCTTCCACAAGGTTGTTCGCAAAGGCGCGGGGAATGACTTTCAGAATGGCGTCACGTTCCGCAATAGCCTGCGTGGCAAGCATGATTTTCACCACAAGGTCCGGCTTGAACCGCTGCCCGCGCTTGTCAAGGATGCTTTTGGTCTTCGTGGCTGTGAACGCCACATTGTTTTCCAAGTCATAGCAGTAGCCCTGCGCAACCACCGTGCTGTCGGTAATCTCCAACGGGCGGCTTCCATATCGGATATTCTTCCAGCACCCCGCAAGGATTTCAGCCATGCGGATAGACGGCCCGATGATGGGCTTACTCTTGTCGTAGAAGTCGAGCAGGTAGAACGCCTGTTGTGCGGACTCCTTGTCCATCTTAATCAAGGCGCGTGCGTTGTCCAGACAGGCCGATACGCTGCGCGGGTATTGCTTCGCGGTGGCGATCTGCATGTCAATTTCGGCGCGGTCAATCGTCGCCAGGTTATTGCCGTGCGGTATCGGCATTACTTCAACGTTTGGAGTGGTGTCTTGCATCATGATTCCCTTTTCAGTTGTCCATTCTGTTGCGGCCACGGCGGCCAAACTCACACTCATCCTGCCAGTAGGAGCAATACTTCTGCTGGCACATCCAATTGTCAGAATTGCACGGCAGAAACACGCCCTTACCTATCGCCTCGTATACCCGCGTCATCCGGTCAAGCTCCATTGCGAAGTCCTGAACGTCTCGTGTGGTCTCGTAAGTCACAATGTGCGGCCCGCTCTTCAAGTCTACGATGGTATCGAGATACAGCGTTTCCGGTGCCTTTCCATCAAGGGCTTTCACTGCCAGCGCGTACAAGCTCAGTTGGCTGGAAGTATGCGCCTTGGATGCGGGCGGGGTTTTCTTCGAAGTCTTGCGGTCCCTGATGTTGCCGTTGACTTCCTGCGTGTCAATGGTGCCCTGAATATTGAACGGCAAATCAGGATGCTCGATCCTGAATCGCCGCTCTACGTGTGAAGGATTGATAGCTGGGGCTAGGTTGCGGTGTTCCACCTGCGCCATCCGCACGGATGCGTCTATGGCCTGCCCTTGTACCTTTGCCGCGCCTACGGTCTTTTCATCCTCCGATAGCTGCACCCCTTCCGCCTGCCATGATTCATTTAGGGCATCGCGGGCAATGTCCAGCACGTCCGATTCTGGCAGTAGTTGTCCCTCTTCAATCTTGTGCAATAGGTTGAGTTCGCCGGCCTTGTGAACCGCTGTCCCCTCGACCATCCGCACAGACGGCGGGCGGGCAATCATCCTAACGTATCGGTGGTAGTACGCCATGCCGCAGTTAAGCGCAAGCCAAACCTGCGATTGGTGCATGTTGGGCTTGTTGATCATAGCCTATCCCCTATATCCTCAACGGCTGCATCAAAGGCGCGGTCGAAGTCCACGTTCTTCCCGTGCCCAACGAGAAGCCCATCCTGATACAGCCCAACCTCATACGCGCCTATTGTGCCGCCCGTCACCCGACACGGTATCCGGCCCCGCGTGAATACAACCTTGTCCACATCCTCGCCCATGAGTACATCTGCGATATCCATAGCACCTCCTAGTTTGGGTGGTAGACGTTCCGAATTGCCGCTTCCCGCCCGGCTGCAATCCGTTTGTTTGCCCAGTAGATCCCCGCGATGCCTGATTTCAAGGCCGCGTCAATTAGCGCGTGATACTCCACGGCAGTAACGTTCGCGCCATCGGTGAACGGGTGGCAATAGATCGGGTGGCAGGTCCGCCGCTTCATGTCGCTATCCTAGCAGCCCGTGAATTCACATCGTCCCAAAGCTCTTGGAGAACGGCGCGGGCCATAATCAAATCTTCCTGATCGGCAACTGTCAAGCGTGGTGTTACCGGCCTGCCAGCAAACCCGCCCGCGATACTGAGAACCTCATCGTACCGATCCATAACGTCCTTGATGACTTCCAGCTTAGCAGCCACCGCTAATGACTTCTCCAGCCCGCCACGGTCGCGCCCGGCCATCCTTGATGACTTGTGCCGCATGGTTTTGGTTTTCATTTCCCACTCCTCACGTGCGCAATCATTCGGCGCAGTTGGCTCATGATTGGCTCCGGTGCATCCGGTTTTGCCAGTTCTTCGACTTGTTGAGCGGTCGCCACATAGCGATCCCACTTGGCCCGCTGGAAGGACTCCATGCGATTTAGCCGCTTGTGCTCGCAGTAGTCAACAGCCTCGTTCGCCAGCCGGTCGCGTAGTTCGTCATCCTCCGTCCGCGTTGCGGGCTTGTCAAACAGCACGAGTAGCAGGATGGTACTCATTGCGCCTAATGCTATGCCCGCGATGATGTCGAATGTCATCCTCCCATCCCTTCGCTGTTCCGGCGCACCCGCGCCTTTGCCCGTTGCAGCAGGTCGTATGCCCGTTTTTCCAACATGCAATGTTCATCCTTGATGATGTACTTTTCTCGAAACTCATCCGTGATTCGCTGCATCTTCTCAAAGCGGGCACGTTCAAATTCGCGCTTGGCCTGCTCGATATCGGCGGCGGTTATGCCGGTGGTCGGGTCTAACATTCAAACTCCTCCGCAGCTTCGATAGCCGCATTCAGTGCCGCTTGCAGGTTGGTCGCCATCGGTGCTACGCGCACGTTGTTGACGGTCCACGGCTTGTGGCCCTCTGGTACGCGCTCGATTGACTTGTACGCGCCGTAACGGGTCGGAGTGTAGATATCCTGCCCCGTGTATTCCCGCACCCATACCGGCGCGGATACGTGCTGCCATACGCGGGTGCCTAGATGCTCGTATACGTGGAAGTTGTCCATCACTTACCATCCTTTACAAACTTTTCAGCTCGTTCTATGCAATGCTTGATTTGGTCTGCAAGGTCTAAAAGTGCCTCAATTGTAGATGGTCCTTGACCAGTCATAGACCACGCAACATTAATGCTCACAAAATCATTTGGATCGTGCATTCGTGGGTTTGTTCGTAACCCGTGCTTGATATCCATAGAAACTAATGCGTTTGGAAATATCTTGTAAAGTTTTTCAACGTTCATCACTTACCCTCCGCCTTGGCGAGCGCGGCGCGGGATTTCAGTTCGCACCACGCTTGGAATTGTCTAGCGTTTGCGAATTGCTCCGCTGGCACTGAGATTATCGCCCGCAACGCCTCCAACATCTCCGGCACGGCCTCGGGGTTGATGCCCGCGCAGTACTCTACACATTTTTGTTCTCGTGTTTTTACACGCGTAAATTTATTATTCAGCATATTTTCTCCATAAGTCGCCCATCTAAGGTTAGATGGGTGGTCGTTTAAAGTGTCACCATCTATATGATCAGCAACACTATTATTTGTGGGAGGTTCACCCCACGCCAAGAAACACACAGCGCGTGCAGTTTGAATAGTGCAAGCTACTCCATTGATTCCGAGGTTAATACGACTTCTTCCCCATTGTGGCTTAGAGTTTGCAACCTTACCGTTAGGCAACACAATCTTACCATCGGCATTAAGGTGCATCCCTCGATCTTTAGCAATACGTAGCATCTCTAAACTTTTAACGCCATATCCATCTTTGCATCGCTTTTGTTTACCGGGCATTTCTTTTTCCTTTTAAGTTGCAAAAAAAAGAACGCCCGCGACCCGGTTTGCAACAACCTGCCATAAAGGCGTGGATCGCGGACGTAGTAAGCATCTTATAGGGTTCCTTTAATGGCATTCGGTTGTTGCTCTGGTAGCTTATCAATAATCCGATAAATCTTCAAGCAATTATTTAAGGCTCCGGCGTGTGCTTCGTATCCATCTCACTCCTTTTCATCGACGCAGCGCGTCTGCAAGTTATACAAGCTCAAATTCGTTGGGGTTGATGACAAACCAACCCGTAGCGTGTGTTTCGGGGTTAAGTTCCAACTGCACACGGCGGGCACCATCTTCACCGCTAAAGGTATCTTGCACATCAAGCACCTGCCCAAAGAATGTGCGGTCAGTCCAGTTAACCTGAATGAAGTCGCCGGTAGTAAGTTCCGCTGTGCTCATCTTATCTCTCCCGTTTGCTTAGCGGCCCCACGCCGCTTGCATGTCCATACTATACCTAATTCCGGTGCGCATGTCAACCCCCTTGCAAAACTTTTTTTCGCCCACAAAAACGCCCCGCAGGCGGGAGTAACCTACGGGGCTGGCATCCAGCAATCCTGTTGTATCGCTCGTTCATCTCGTGGTCTCCTGTTGTGCCTGATTCAGACTGTAACAATTACGCAATCACCCTGAACATCATACTGACCCTTGATAATTTTCTTGCAGGCTTTGTCTGGCACCTTGTAGGTTTCCCGCAAAATATTAACAGCCTTGGACTTGTTGAAAGGCGCAACGCCTTCAACTATCCACTTTATAACGCCAGGTGTAAAGACCATTTCACAACTTGTTAATTTGTAGGTCATGCTGACACTCCCCATTGCTCAGCCATTGCCCGCGCTATCCCAGAATAGGTCAAGCTGCGCAACATTGCGCGTTCTGGCGATGGTCCTAGTTTATTCTGTCCGCTTGCGGTCTGATTGCTCCAGACAGGCCGACCAGTGCCGCTTAGGCGCGCAAACAGGAATCCATTGACTTTGGCGTACTGCGCTTCGTCCTGTGATGGCCCAATGCAATCGCAGTCCGTATAGTGGCAGTCACATTCCTTGCAATACGGTTCGCCGCAACATTCGCAAGGTATGCAGTCTGTCGCGTACTTGACGGTTGACCAGCCTTTAGGGGGAACAATTGTCGTCGCTTGCAGCTTAGGAAGGCTTTGCAACCAAAGGCATGTCTGCTTGCTGGCGTCATCTCCAAACTGCCACGGCTGTATGATTTGGTCAGGCTTACGAATGCGGGTACTGATACACCCTATTGGGTTTTCAAGTGAGATTCGCGGGATAGGCGCGTCGAACATATCCCGCACAAGATCAAGTGATTGTTCAGTTAATTCCTGTCGTCCAGGTCGTCGGGTGTTCCAATGCAAACCACTTGAACAAAGGTAAGTGCACGGCGGGTGTGCGATCATCAAGTCCCAACCGAGGTGTAATACTTCACGCGCATCGCACTGGTAATGCTTGCCACCGCGCATGCTAGGCACAATATCGCAACTCCACGCATCATGCCCAAGTTCAGCAAAAGCATCGCGTACAATGCCGCTACGCTCAAAATTGACAAGCACCCGCATCAAGCTTTCTCCACATCTTCAATGAGCAGGCAAACAGTAGGCTGGATGCGCCAATCTGTGCAATGCACAACCGAGCGAAACAACCCGCGCACTTGGCGATCTTCAATCAGTTCAAGCCTATCGGCAGCTTCGCCTTCGTCGACTGGATTCTTGTATTTGTATAGCTCGTTCATATCGTGTCTCCCTGCGCGTGTACGATGCGCGCCCCCATGGTGGTTAGGCTATGTAGAAACCGGTCTCTGCGCAGTAATCTTCGATGCTCATCGAGTAGTTGCCTACGTTACCGCAAGCGCGCCCGCAATCAGTGAAGTATGTGCGGCTCAACTGAACGTAGCCCGAGCCACAATCAATGACATTGCGCGTGTTGATGATGCTGCGGCCACTGTTGTGTGTGTAGGTAATCTGAATTTTCATCTCGTGTCTCCCGTTTGCTTAGCGGCCCCACGCCGCTTGCATGTCCATACTATACCTAATTCCGGTGCACAAGTCAATCCCCTTGCAAACTTTTTTCGCCCACAAAAACGCCCCGCAGGCGGGAGTAACCTACGGGGCTGGCAGAGGGTGGGCATTGCGCCCACTGGAAGGGTGTCGCTACTTTACGCGGTCACGCCGCGCATGTCAATAGCCAAGGAATGCCCACAGCAGGGCAAGCAAAATTTGGAAAACTTCGCTCGCTCCGATGGCGAATCCAGCTTCAAACCACGGCGTTAAGAATGCGATTAGGTCCATGTGTCTAGCTCCTTATGTTTGCGTTGAAATGGCCCACGTAGCCATTGGTGTGCGAGTATAGGTAAGCCTCCGCAGCTCGCCGCCCGTGCACAAAGCCGTTCCGGTAGTGCCAAGCATCGGTGCCGCTCAGGGAGGGTAGTGTCCTAACCACCGTCCCCCCGTGCGTATCCGCCGATGTGAACTGTTGTTCCTTAACCTTGTGATAATGGCCTGTCAGCCACTCGGTGTATTGCACGCGCCCCCATGCCTCCCGCTGTTCCGCCGCCATCAAGTTAGGCAGCTTCTCAGGCTTCACAATGTCCCCGTGGTCGAAACCTAGCAGGGTTACACCATATTCAATGTACTTGCGGGTTGTTGGGGCTGCGTCCACGCGCACATCGGCGTTGTGGTGGTAGTAGGCATCAATCACACGGGTTAGATACCACGAGGTTTCACGGTCATGATTGCCTGGCGAGTAGAAAACTTTGACCGGCGCGACCTTCAATGCGCAGTCGATGCAGTGAATCATGGCCCGCGTGCCAACGTCAAACATCTTCGCCCGCCGCCCATCCACATCCTGCAGAGTACCGTTAACGGTGGCATTCTGCGGATTGTCGGTGTGGAAGAAGTCTTGACCTATCGGTATCACAATGGAGTCTATCGAGTAGCCTTTGATGTTTGATACAAGGTCATGGAAGGCATTCGCAAATACCGTTTCCGCGATGTTCAAATCGTAATCATTGCCGGTTTCCGCCGCCCATGCCAGCTTGCCGAAATGCGCATCGAATAAGCCAAGCACTAGCAGATGCCGTTCGCCCGTAATGGCGCGTTCAATCTTAGGTTTAGGAATGCCTTTGGCCTTGATGGCGTCAATAAGGCTTTGGAGCGGGTCAACGAATGCGGATTGCTTCCGCCGCTTCAACCATACCTTGACTTGCCATAATTCGATGGCGTCCCACGTGTCCGCCTGATTGCCCCGCGCCATGTCCCACTTGTTGATCGTGTGCCTGTCCACTTCCCATACCAGATCGTCCACGTTCGCCGCTCTCAGGGCATCCTCGAGCGTTCTAACGGTATTGGAGACTGATGTGATTGTCTGCGCCGTGGTGGATTGCTCTACGCTGAATGACTCGCCAGTGTGCGCCCCCGCGCTTGGCATCGCTTGTGGTGGTTTATCCATCTTGTCAATGTGGTATCTTGCCGTCTTTTGCGATATCCCCACAATCCGCGCCGCCCCGCGCACCGTGCCGCATTGCCGGTATGCCTCCCACACGTCCGCGCTCTTGATGCCCTTCTTGTTCGTCATGCCGTGCGCCGTTTCGCAATACGCTTGAGAATCAGATAGCCTATAAGGTCCATCTCCGCATCCTCCGTGTCATCCCCCTGCGCAGACCGCAACCGCGATAACTTGTCGTCAATCCGCACGTTGATCTGCTCATAAGCATCACACCGCGAAAACACCCGAACAGGATTTAAAGCCGAATCACCGTACTTCCGGTTCTTCTCGCAGAGCATCTCCGATATTGCCAAGCACTCCTCGGCAATCTCTTGTTGCGTGTTTGCCATTCCATTACCTCCCTCTCAGTTGTGGATTATCCCGCAAGCACTGTACTACGCCATGCGCGATTCCGTCAACGATTATTTCATCATGGTTGACGTGCCCCATGTTGTACAAGATGCCGTGGATTACCTCGTGCCACATCGTGACGGCGCGGGCGTCTTTACTCATGCCCTTTTTGATAACGATGGTCTGCGCCTCGTAGTCGATAAGGCCGCAGTCGGGTATAGGTGCATCGGCAACGGTGTAGGTCAACGCGCCGATCTTCACCTTGTCCATTAGATGATGGCCCTAGTTTTCACAGGCACCGCATGAACCATCCGCGAATGAACGCCCGTTGAGATGGGCTATTCTGAACAATGGATTCATAGTATCGAGCGCGGGAATAATTGAATGAGGCAAGCATCGCGCCGGGGTACTTTCCAGATGCGCGGTTGACGGCTTGCAGGGTAACACTTCCAATGAGTCCATCTTCTTTCAGCTCTTGCCATTCTTCCGGCCTGATGCGATTGTAGGCTTGCTGCAACGCCTTCACCGCTCGCCCGCTGCCACTGTTGACCGCGAAGTCAAACACGCGGGCGGCCAGGTTCGTATCCGTCAATTCGTCACACCGGCACGTATCCCAATACAGAGTCTTGTAAATCGGCACCGCCATATTCCACGCGATATCCGCCACCGATTCGGGCAGCTTGCCATACTTGAAGGATGCGGGATTGCGTAACCACATCTCCCACGTCTTGTGCGTGATGCCGTACTTTGTCGCGCCGCCCCTGTCGCGGGGGTCGTTGCTCCAGCCGCCCTCAAACTCTTTAGTCCGCAGCAGGGCCGCGTTGAATGCCTCACTCATGGCACGCGCACCGCGCCGCCCTTGCCGCGATTCTTGAGTCGCGTGACAGCCTTCTCGATTTCGGCTTCGATGATGGCAGGCTCCGAAATGAGCGGGTTATCTTCCAGCCCGTAGATTTCCGCCACCTCCTTAGCCTTCGCGGTCGCCAACGCCACGGCCACGCCCTTCTGTTCCGGTAACAGCTTCCCGCCGTTCTCTTCCTTCCACTGGCGCACTGCGTTCGTGTACGTGTACGCCACCGCGCCCTCAATAATGCGGATAATAAACCGCGTTACGGCATTGGTGCGGCGGCTGTATATCTCGCTGCCCTTGACCACGCTCCAAACAACGCCAACAAAGACGCCTAGCGCGGTGAGTACGGTCTCGCTTGTCAGTATGTCGGATAGGTCGTTCATGGGCTGGCCTTTCTAATCTATGGTTGACCATTCTCGCACAACGTCGCCAGTTGTGTCGTTGCATACAATTATGCTTGCGCTTGGTGTAGTATAATAAAGCTCGTTGTTATACCATGCAACCCATCTTCGCTGCTCGTTTATTGAAAACTTATTAACATCTATACCAGTAGCAGTTGAATTTCTATACACATCTTGATTGGTGTACATCCCAGAATGAACATAATTACCGTGCGCAACGAAATAAGGTTGATGCAAACCTATCTCATCAGAAGGCGGCGGAAATCCCGGCTTTTCCCAATACTCAAACTCATCAATTAAACTTCCTGATGTGTCAAATATTTTCATTAAAACAGTCGCTAATCCAAAACTGCGCGACCGCTCACCAACAAAATAAACAAACCCATCTTTTACATCAAAACCCCTGTTATTAAATCTACCCCCCATACTAAAGGTTCTATCTGTAACTCCATTAATGTCTTTGACTATTACAGTGTTTGGATTGCCAGAAGTGGGAATATAAAATTCTTCATCATAAAATATGCCACTTCCTGTGCCATAAGAATTGCTAATTTCAACACCTGTATTATTAAGAACAATGCTATAATTTAGAAGGCCAACAATTATTCTTGTGGAATCAGCATAAATCTTATTAAAGCCTTTCATTGTGCTGATTATGCTAGGCACAGCTTGGTCAGGCCTAGAATCAACAAAAAATTCATCAACTTTTGTGCCAGTAGTTGAATAAATTTTAACTGATTGCGTTTCGGTGTCTATTACGTAAACATTATCATCATAAATAAACAAATGCTCAGGACTTGAACCGCGCAAAACACGATCTCCAAACCCCTGCAAAACACCATAGATGCCTTGCAAATTCCTTCCACCAAAACCCTGCAAACTCATATTTGCGCCCAATGCCTTGCCGAGTTGACTTCGATGTAATCGTAGCCCGTTCCGTCGATTTCGTTATAAATGCCTGCAATCATGATGATCTCGCCTATGTAGTAATTTGGCGTGATGTAAAATTCTCCAGTCTCTATGCCGTTATTATGCGTCCTTTTGTACTCTGGGAATTCAGTGTCAAAGCTATACTGCAACTCCTCGCCGTCGATGTAGGTAATCGTTTCCCCAAAGTATGGCGATTGCTGCAAGAGGTATGGTTTTGCAACGTATATGGTACCGCCCGTGGTTGTCTGCGTTAATTGGTCAAAGATGATGCACTCCAAATGGTCCATAAATACCGCTTGAATTTGTGCAAATTTTAGTAGCGTTCCAACTTCGCCGATAGCATCAACAATGCCGCCATGATTTGGATTAGTTGGGTCATTGATTGCGTCAATGACCGTCTCAACAATACCATCTTTCATATCGTCCACTTGGTCGATATCGCCGTATGGCACATCAAGTGCATCTGCTATCTTTTCGGGCATGTTCCCTTCATTGCTCTCTGTGTCCCAAGTCATCACAGCAGTCAGGTCATCCGGTATCGGGTCAAGCGACTTGCGCACGCTCTCAAGCTCGCCACGGTCGCCTTGCAAATCGTCTAGCAGGTCGGCAATCTCCGCAACGATTTCTTGAATCGAATCGTTATCGGTTGAGTCAACACTATTCAGCCCGTCAAGCCCCGTACCAACATCAGGATTGGACACCTCGATGCGGATGCCAGCCGGGTTTACAAGGTCAACTTCAATGCTCTGAATATGTGTGCTGAATTCAATCTCACGCCCGATAATCCGCACGCGCTGGCCGATGGTGAATGCGTTTGCCTCATAGGCAAAATCCTCCCCATTCTGCACTTTGCTAAGGTCTATCGCGTCCACATCGTAGTAGATGCGCGGCTGCTTCCGGCGTTCAAGCTCCTTTTCGGCAAGCTCTTCCGCCGCCTCCGCGCTTGTAACGGATTGGTCCTTGATAATGGTCGCAATGACGCCATACTGCCCGATGCTCGTAGGGTCGTTCACGTTAGCAAGTATACGGGTATCGTTTGTGGTTCCGTAGCCCGCCACAAGTACCACGTTCGCAAGGTCGGTGTAATCCACCCGCTTGCGAATCTGGATCGCGTTCAGATCAAGGTTAATCCGGTGGCCTTCACCAATCGCTGTGTACGCGCTCCACGTTAAGCGGCGGTTGTTGTCGGTGGTGATATATCCGCCGTAAATCGAGATCAGGTCTTTCAGGCATTGCAGTATGGTCTTGTTCTCAAACTTACCCTTGAATACCTGATTCCGCACGCTAGGGGCTATGCTCTTCAAGGATACCGTCAACGTCTGCGCCTGCTCCGCAAGCAACGCCTGCACAACCTGCGTTACCGTCTTGCCGGGGTCGGTCTCGTCACCTTCGCCTTGCGTGCTGTAATTGGTCACAATTTCGCGGCCCAGCTGCTCAAGGATAGAGTACGCTTTAACCTGCAACATGCCGCCAACGTCAATCGTGTATTCCGTCTCCATAATGCGGAATTTCTGCTTAGCGGTCGTGCTGTCACCTTCAAAGAGATACACGAAGTTGGGGTAAACCAACTCAGTCAGCAGTCCGCCCCACGCCTGCGATGTGGAATCGTCGCCAACCACGGAATGAACAAAGGTCAGCACTTCCGGCTCGTTAACCTTACGTTCCCACGTGCCATCCACCCATCCATTCAGGACGGCTAGTAAATCGCCGTTGTGGTCGTGCAATTGCAGGCGGTAGGGCTCAAGGCTCGTATCGCTGTACGTAGTCCCTGCGCCCGCTGCGGGTGGTGTAACGCCGTAATTTAGGCTGTACGTATTAAGCGGTTGTGAATTCAGCATGTGGCAACCCTAGTTGGTGCTGCGGGAAATTTCAGCCCAAATAGACTGCGCGGAATTATACATCAAAAGCACGCGCCCAGATGTGTTGGCAAGCGTGTAGTTTGCCGCGCCATCAAGTCGAATGTTGCCTGTGCCGCCGCCAAGGTGCCGGACCACCACATCGCGGGAAGAGTTCGCGGTACTAAGGAACAGCAACGCGCCATCTTCGCCGCCGTTGATCGTGTCAAGATCATCCGTTGCCGCCGCCGCTTCCGTATCAACGCGCATTCTTGACGTTGTTGCCGTGATAGCCCCGCTCGAAATGGTCGCGTCTGCGATGGTTAGCTTGAGGAACTTAGCAACGGTGATATCATCGCTACACGCCACGGCGCCGGTTAGGGTTGACGCGCCGCCGATGGTCAACGCGCCATCCGCCGATATCGCGCCCGCGTTTGAAATGGTGCATCCGGTGGAGCCATACCCGCCGCCAATTACCGCGCTGTCAGCCGTCAACGCGCCATCCGTGGTAATCGCCCCGTTGGCCTGAATCACGCCCGCGCTGCTAATCGTCGCGCCGGTAGAGCCGTAGCCACCGCCGATTACCGCCGATGCGCCGGTAAGCGCGTTCGTAGCCGTCACAGAAGCCCCTGCAATGGCGCCAGAGGCCGTCACGGTGGTGAGGGTGGTAGTTCCATCCTCGATATTGTTAATCGCGTCCTGAATCTGTTCTATGCCGCCTGCGGTCATAAGCAGTTGAACGTTAACGCCCGCCGTCCAAGATTGCGCGATGGTATTCTGCGCCCCGCGACCGCTGGCGTTGACCGTGAATGTATCCGTTGTCCGGCTGTCCACGAGTACAATTTCGCCCGTGGTCACGTCATCATCGAACAGCGTAATCCAGCATGGGCCAGTCGGGAATAGCGCACCCTCGCCCGCTGCCACCTCGATAGACAAATCGTTGTCATCAATGCCGGTATCCAGCGTGCTGATCGCGTTGTTGGTGTGGGTCTTAAAAGTAGTCGCCATGTTAGAGGAACCTCGCTCGATAGGTGACGGTCAAGGCGCAACCATTCGCGCCGGTGACGATGATGGAATTTGATACCGCCGGTTTAAGGCGCGGGAATCGGGTATAGTTTGTGTTAATCGAAGTCATACGGGAAGTCCACGTACTGTTATCAGTAGATGTTTCAACCCGCTGCCGGGAGCTGTCAATGCGCATGTAATGCCCATTGCTTAGCACGTAGTCCACTTGGATGATTTCGCCGGTGGTGGCGTTGTTAATCGTGATGCCGGAAGATAGCGTGCCGCCGCTTGTGTTCTGAATCTTCCACACGGGATAGGTGTAATCCGTGCCGGCAAGTGAACCGGAAGCGGGCACCGCGTTTGTATCTGGGCTGGCGTCGATGGTGATTGATTGCGTGGTCTCGCTGTGCGCGTACGCGGAAGGGTTGGCGCAAGTGAACCGCAATTCCATCAACGCGGAATTCGGGCCTACATAGTCAAAGTCGATATCCCCATCAATGCGGCCAAGGTAATACCGGTCGTTCATGTGGTCAAACCGGATAGACTTATCCCCTGCGCGGGGGTCCATGAGCAACTTGATCGCATCTAGCTTATCGTCCAAGTCATCATTGCTTGATGCCGTCACGATGCAGTCACAGCTAATCTGCCGTGCGCCTAGAAATCCACCCTGGCTGAATCCGCCCTGCCGGTTGCCAATCATGTACCGCTCGACACGCGGGGCCGCTGTGAAGCTCACAGCGTGCCTAAGCACGGTCACGCCGTAACTAGCCCCGCTCAGGTCGGTGCCGTTGAAATGTAGTGAACGCGCCATTTATGCGCCTCCAAACGCTGGCGACACGCCGCGCATTCTCATTTGCTTTTTGACTTCGCGGCCAAGCTGCCTGCCCACTTCGCGCACGTCCATATTGTTTGCAATGGACACGCTGCCGATGTTGATGCTGATATCACCACCACCGCCACCGCTTACCATCGCGTCAACTTGCCTTGAATGCCGCGCCGGAACGACATCGGAACCAGCAGGCAGAAAGATGCGTTCGCCCTTGTGAACGTTCACGATGCCGGAAGTTTTGACTAGCCCACCGGTGGCAAGGCCGGGCGCGGGGGCTGATGGCATGTAGTAATCGCTAAGGTAATTCGGCAACAGCATATCCGCCATGAATCGGCTAATGTCTTGCAACTGCGGCCAAATCCATGCGGTATAACTTTTGATGGTCTCGATAACACCATCCCAAACGCCAACGGTTACTTCTGCAAGCTGTTGTTCGCTCTTGGCTATTTCAAGGCCGGTATCAATGAACGCATTCTGCCGGTCCATCGCCGCGCCTTGTGCGGATGATGTGATAGCTTGGTGCGTAATCTCTGATTCATTCTTCTGGTAGCCTAGTTCGCGGAGTATCGTATCCGTCTCTTCCTCGCTGGCCTTCATAATCATCTGCACTTTGTCTGCGCTGATACCTTTGGACACAAGGAAAGCGGCCTCTTCCGCGTCGATGGCCTGATTTAGCATCAGGTTCTTCATGCGGGCAAATTCGGTTTCGCTCTCGGTGCGCTCCATGAAATAGGTAAACCATGCGCGGGCTAGTGCTTCTCGCTCTGCCGTCTCTTGCGCGGCAAGGTAAGCCCGCTGTTCCGCCTCGTTCATCGACGCCATGCGGGTTTCGTCGATTACCACGCCCTTTTCTTTGAGGGTTTCGATGTATTGCTCTTCAGTGGCGTCAAGGCGGTTCTGCGATTCTTCAAGATCTACGGTGGCCTCATAGTATTTGTACGCGGCGATTGCCACGGCGCCAAGCGCAACGGTTGCCACACCGATACCAACAGCAGCCGTACCAGCCAAAACCGTAGCACTCATCAATGCGGAACCAAAAGCGGCAAGCCCACCACCGCCACCAGCAAGGGCCGCTCCACCACCGGCTGCAAGTGCTGCTCCGCCCGCTCCACCCGCTATGGTTGCGCCACCACCAGCGGCCAAACTAGCGGCTGATCCGAGTCCCAAAAGAGCCTTAGAAAACACTCCGATGGTCGCTACATTAGCCAAAAGAGTCAGCAATGGACCGAGCACCAAAAGAACAGCACCAACCGATGCAGCCACCCAAGTTAATGTGCTCGCAAGCATTGGGTTCGCCTCGATCCAATCGGTGACAGAATCCACTGTATCGCGCACATCCTGCACAAAGCCTTTTAGCCCGCCGCCCTCGGCCTCACCGCCAAGCAACGCCGCGCCGATGGCTTCCATGAGGTTACCAAACGAATTTCCAAGCTGGCTGAGTGCGCCGTTCAAAGTATCCGCCGCCGCCGTTGCGCTGCCGCCAAACTCCATAGAAAGCTCGGCAAGAATGATTTTCTGCGCCCCCAGCACGTTGCCGGTTTCCACCATCGTTTTGATGGTTTCTTTCTGAGTCTCGCTGAACGACACGCCAACACGGGAAAGCGCGGTGATACCCTTGATCGGGTCGTTTAACGCCTTGCCAAGCTGCACCGTGCTGGATTGCAAGTCTTGCCCTAGTGCCGTGCTCATATCCAGCACCGCGCCGATGGCCTCGGGGAATACCTCTTTGCCAACCTTGGTGAAGGTAAGCATCAAGGCTTCCGCGCCTATGATGGCCTCATCGTCGTACGTGGTGACTTTCTGCAACGAATCGGCCAAGCCGGTCAACTCATCGCGGGTCATGCCCGCCGCGCCGCCGGTGGACTTCAAAACGGCGTCAAGCTGTGCCATCGCCTGCTCAGATTCCGCCGCGCTCGATACCGCCATGCCCAATGCCCCAACAATCGCGCCCCCCATCGCCGTAGCAGCAATGCCAACCGCGCCGAAACGCTGTGACAACGCGCTGCCCTTGCCTTCCACCTTGTCAAAGGCGGTAGACGCCACGTTGCTCATCTCATCCTTGAGCATGAGTACGTATTCAGCAACGCCGAGTGTCAGGTTACGGGCCATTGTTACGCCTTATATTGCGCCTCATTGCGGGCGGTGTCGGGGATGTACTGTTTCAAGGTATCAAACTCTTGCGCGTCATGTCGGGAATGTGGCGTGTGGTAGTCACGTTCACCCCGCGCATCATCCATCGCGGCTTTCTGCGCTTCGTTGTTCGCTTTGATGCCTTGAATCAGGTAGCAGAATTGTTCAAATGTCCATTCGGTCTCGTACACATGGAACGGGACTTTATACCTCTCCATCAACACATCGGCTAACTGCGCCTCGCTTAGTTGTCCATCGGCTCCACCGGGCGACGGTTGGCCGCTATCGCTGCCCTCGCTGCCATCGCCCGCTGTGTTAAAGGGTCAATGATGACTTTCTGCAAAGCCTCGTAGGCATCGTATATCTGCGCCTCGGTGGTTGCGGGGTCATCAAGTAGTTCCTGATACGGGATTTCGGGAAACTGCTCAAACATCGAGTCCATGTGGTCAGACTGCGCCTGCAAGCTGGCCTGAATAGCGTCAGCATCGCCGGGGGCTTCCTGTACTGCCTTAATGGATGCGCGGACGGCCATCTCGCTCTTGGCTAGGGCTAAGCGTATCTGTCGCACACGGCGGACCGTAGGCGGATTGAATTCAACTTCGCGGTCGCCAAACTTCAAAGCGTATGGATTGCCGGCTAGGATTTCACTTCCGCTTCGCGGGAGTTCCAGCATCTCCGGCTCCGGCTTCGTCTCCACTTTGTACATCAGGTCCGTCATTGGTTTCCGCCTTCTTGGTTACCGGCACCTTGCCGGAGTAGTTACCACTATCGTCACGGGTTAGGGTGATATCGGCAGGCCAGCCGGAGAGGGCCGAAACCCCCTCCGCGCTGGTCGCTACTATATTCACGTTACCCTTGCTGTCGAAGGAAAACTGAATCATGGTTGATAGTCCTTAGCTGGTCGGGACGGCGGTCATGTAGTGACGCTGGAAGAAGCGATTCTGCGTATCAGCGGCATCGGGATCTTCGTAGATATCGAAGGTGATCGGGATAACGCGGATGGCGCCTTTCTTGAACGGCGTGCCAACGGTGCCGGATGCCGCAACCTTGGGACAAATCCAGATATCGGACTTGCCGCCGCCGGTCAGCGTGGCAATCGCAATTGTGTAGAAGGCAGGGGAATTGTCGCTCATATCAAGCGAGAATTCCGTCTTGCCAACCTGCGATGCGCCCGCCGCAACGGTGGTATTCTTGCCGTTCGCGTTGCCCAAAAGCTGCGCCGTGGTGCTGGATTCCGCAAGCTCCACAGTCAATCGGCCCTCGATGCCCTGAATGGTCGCGCCAATCGGGCCAAGGCACTCATTGACCATGTGCTTGAAATTCTCGGTGGACAGCTCGATGGTGCCGCCGTCAATCGTGAACGGAAGCTCCGTGTAGGTCGCCGTGGTCCAAACGCTATCGGCAAGAATGGCATCGGCATCGCTATCGAGTGAAGCGGGCAGGGCGGTCCCTGCGGTTGCGTACCACAGCTTAGCCGGGCCGCTGATTACATTCGACGTGGTTCCCATAAGAGTATCTCCTTTTAGGCTGTTGCTATCAGTATCGACCAAGTGGAACTGCTCACAGCCCATAAGGTCGCATCTTCAATTGCTAGTTGCTCGGTGGTATCCTGAACGCAAGAAAGCACGCGCCCGCTGGCGGTGGTCTCGTTAAACACATCTTTGAGACGGTTACAAAGAGCCTGATAAGTCTCGCTCGCTCCAGAGCCGTCATCATTCGCGCCGCCGTAGCACCGGAATTCCACCTGCACGCTTTGGATCGGCATGTCTGGATAGTCAAAGCCGCCAACGGTGGAAAGCACAATGCCGGGTGATGTGTTTGTGAAGTCCTCGGTGAACGTGCCGTAGATGCGGCTTCCGCACAAGGTCTTAACCTCACTGCCGGATACGTTCAGAAGCTCGATTAAAATTTTAAGTGAAAGTGGAATCAGGTCAGGCATTGTGATACTCGCCTTTGATTAGGACTTCCACGCGATTCATAGTGTGTTCCGCCTTGTCAATCGTCGATATAGCGCGGTCGATGATGTTGCTATTCTTCTCAATGCAAGCCTTCAACTTGTCTTCATTCTGCTGCGCTCGCCGGATAAACTCTTCCGCGCCGTGGAACGCCTCAGAGGCAGAGCCAAGCGCACGGGCGTTGTCTTTCAATACGCTGGCAACCTCAACCATAACATCGCGGTTCGCCTCTCGGTCTGCCTTGTTATTCTCAGCCAAGAAACGCAAATGGCGCAGGAAAAACATAATTGCGATGATAATGCCAACCATGGAAGGAATGTCATAACTGATTGCCTTTAGTACATCGAACATGTTTGACTCTACATTCATCCTGCGGCCCTTTTGCGAATGGTATCCGTGATAAAGCCTGTGCCTTTGACAAATACACCACCGCCTTTAGATGCCCTGTCCCACTTCTGCGCCCGCTTACGAGCGCGGAACCCTTTACCCTTTTCAACTTTCGTGCGCGGCCCGGTCGCCGCGTTCCAACCTTTATCAATCATGTATGCGTAGAACGGCGTGCGGAGTACGATTCGCTCGGTTACAAACGACCATGCCCGCTTGCCGTCCTTGAATTTCTTCTCTCGCCTGCCCGCCGCCGCTAACTTGGTCTTTGCGCTCTTGATGCGCCCGTAGAGCTTGCTGTTCTTGCTGCGCCGCTTGGCCTTTGGTGCCTTGTTCGTGACTTCCTTTACCAAGCCCGCGCCGATCTTCTTCAACTCTCTGGTTGACGCATCGGCCATATCTTGGAATGCGGCATTGTTGATGGTAGAACGATTCAGCACCAGCCCTGCGCGGGCCTGTCCCGCCTTTGTTCCATCCTTAATCATGCCGTAACCAGTTTTGCCGTTATGCGGGTGATCTCGCTTGCGCCTGCCACATCGGACACCACGTCTAGTATTTCGTAGGTCTGCCCGCCGTAGCTCAGCCGGTCCTCAAACGTGATGCCTTGGCCGGACTCGCAGAATACGCGCCACGTCTTGACGTTGATGTATTCAGGGTCAAGCATTTCCTGCCCGGTGTTTTCCATGAAACGGCAAGGCATGTCATCAATGAACGTGCTGAACGTGCCCGCGCTATGCCCGTGCGCGGTAGCACTGCCCGCGCCTTGACGTAGCACATCGCAAGTGTGTACCAGCATCGACCTAAAGCCCACGAGGCTCATGATTCAAATTTCCTAAACATCGCACATGGTCGGGCGTACGAGACGACCAAGCATGGACGGGATTGCATCGCGGCTACGGTCATCCCACACAAGGGTTTCGCGGTACTCACCGATCATAATGTCCTTTAGCCCGCGCTTTTGGCGAAGGTTGAACGCCCCGCTTGCAAGAAATAGAACCGTGTCCACCACCTGCGCCGGATATTGCGCTGTGTAGATGGTTGCTGCGGAATGAGTGGATGCCGTGGTTCCGTTGACGCCGCGGGTTACGGTGGCAGACGTGCCGCTGATTGCGGAGATGTACATCTGTTCCGTGCCTAGCTTTATCGTCTGGCCCGCGTAGAGCACGCTAGCTTGACTAACAGTCAACGTTGTTCCGCTCGTGGTGGCAACAGTGCCGGTAATGCCCGCGCTCTTCCATGGGTTCGACGTGCCATCGCCGTAGCCAAACACGCCAGCAACCTTCAAGGCATTGGGGAAGGCATAGAACAACTTATCGCCGCCGCGCTTCTTGTGGATGCGCGTATAGGGATATCCGCCCAACGGCTGCAAAGTGAAATCCGTGCCCTCGGTCCATAGTTCCGTCCACGTTTCCTCATCGTCCACGTCAAGGTAAAGACTCGTGACGCTGATTAGGTCATCAACGTTTGCTTTCTCTGGCGTGGTGGCGGTGAAGTAGCGCGTTCCGGTCTCGGTGTAGAAATGCCGGTTGCAATAATCGTCCACCTCACGCGACACAGCCTCAAGGCAGCGCAGAATTTCGGCATCGTTAGACGTGCCGCTGATTCCGTTCGCCGTCTTAAAAGTTCCGCTGTGTACGTAGAGATTCATGATTAGCCCTTGCGGCCTTTGGCTTTGGGAATCATTGCGGTTTCAACCTGGGGATCCACCATCGCCGTTTCAATCTCCACCGGCTCCGGCACATCGTCTGGAATGACTTCGATGGTCACGCGGTCAGCATAGCCACCGTCAACCAACTGCTGCGCGGCTTCCTCTGGCAATTCCAGCGGGTGGCCGATAGGAAAGTTTCCCATCGGCCCCGCATAAATGGTTTTCAGAATGACGGTGGTCATTAGTTCAGGTATCCGTTAAGCTCTTGCAGCTTGGCAACGTTCGCGCTCTGCGTGGACCAAACAGCCGTCACCACAACGGTCAGCGAGGCGGTGGTGTCAAGGTCGGTTAGGGCTGTGATCTGCGTGTCGGTTGGCGTGAAGGTGCCAGCAACAGTAGCGGCTGCATCAACCACGGCCAACGCGGTACCGGTCGCGCCAACAGTGCGGAAGGTGATTCCACCGGAGATACGGAAGAAGTCATCATTTGCCACGTCAACGGCGGTACTGTCGAAGATGGCTGTTCCGCTCACGCCGCCAACCCGCACGCGCACGCGCAGGGTATCGGTAGATACCGTGGTAGGCACAGCAACATGCGCCGTGAACCGGACCACATCGCCAGCCGCAAGTGTGGACGCGGGGATCGTAATCGTGCCGGAACCCATGACGGCTTCGGCATTCGCGCCCGTGCCGCCAAAGTTCGCACCATCGGCGGTAAGGCTAGACAGCTTGCGGGAGGTTTCGACGCTGTTGTAAGACAACGTGCCGCCGCTCTCAATGTTGATCGTGCCGCCGCTTTCAACCGTCAAGGTCGCACCACTGGCAACGGTTAGAGCATCGCCGCCTTGGTCAAAGTATATATTCGTATTCGCTGCCATTTGATGGCTCCTTTTGTGTTGTATGGCGGGGCTGGCTGCGGACGAAACAGCCAGCCCCTAGGCGGAGGAAATGTTAGGCTTCGGCGGGGCTTACCACCGAGAGGGTGGAATGGTGCGCGGTGTCGCTGTTCGTGACGGGCGCAACCGCAGGGTTGTAGAGGAAGGCATGAGCCGCCGCCACAACCGCATTCTGCGTGCCACGGTCAACCACGAGGCGAACGTAACGCTCAGCAGGGCGGGCCACGTCAATCACCACATACTGCCCATCGTCATCGTCGGCAATGGTGGCAGTCGTACCGGCAAGGGTAGCCATGCCGCTAGTGCTGTTGGCGGTATTCTGCTGCACGTAGGCAGACGTTACCGCGCCGGACGTAATCGCGCCCATCTGCAGGACAAACTGCACGCCGTGATAACCGGCGGTGTCAACGATGGTCGATTCAATGTCAGTGGTGCCAGCCACACCGGCGGCGGGCGTAATCACCAGCACCGGAAGGACGTTCTTGGAAAGCTGTTCCATGAGTGAAACTCCTTTTCTGTTTGTTGGGTTAGCCGAGCTTCACGCGGCGGAAAGCGGCGGGCAGGGCGGGCATACCATCAACTTCGGCGCGGATGATGTATCCGACCTGCGAAGTTTCGGCGTAGAGTTCGGTCAGACGCTGCACGCTCATGGCAAGCGATTCGGCAATGTAGTACTGCTTGAAATCGCCCAGCGCACCAACGTAAAGGCCGGAGGTGAAGGTGTTCGGCACATACTCGGACTCGTACACCGGAAGGCCCAACAGGCGGTCAGGGTCGCCAGCCGCGATGCCGGACTGCCACAGGTATCCGCCAAGGCCATCGGTCAGCTTGGATATGATCTTGATGGCGTCACGGTGGAACATCCACGAGGCGCCACGGCGGTACTGAGCCGCAAGCGAATACTTGCAGTTCTTGAGGCCATCGGCGGTAATCGCGGTGCCGGTGTTGTCGGTCGAGATGTCATACGTGCTGGAAGCAGGAATGCCATTCGCGGAAGCGGTGAAGATACCGAGTGGCTGATTCGCGCCGGTGCCGTTCAGGAATGCGTTTTCCATCGGGACGGCCAGTTTGTAGGCAAGCCGTTCCTGCACAAACGATTCAATCGTCGGCAGGTTGCGGAGAAGCTTCTGAGAAATCTTGATGCGCTTGGCAATCAACGCGGGCTTGAGCTCACGGCGGCCAAACGCCATCGTGGTATCAAGGGAGGTCGAAGAGATTTCGCCGGTCCATTCGCCATCGGCGGGGTCAGCGTCAAGGCTCACGGTGCCCACGCTGTTAGCGTTGTTCACCTGAATGACGGTCGCAAGCTGGCGAAAGAACAACTGATTATCCAACGCCTGAATGATGTTGGACGTGTTCTGGGTCGGCAGGAAGTAACCGCCGCCAGTGTCGCTGTCAGCCTGCAAGACGGCACGCGCTTCGGCGTGTTCCATGTTGCCGGTGCGCAGGTAGCCGTTGAACGCTTCCTGATACTCCTTGCTGGAGCGCAGGTCGCTACGCGGGGAATTCTGCACGCGGGCGTCATCAGCATCTACCGGCTCATTGGCGCGGGCGTTCAGTTCCGCCTCATTAGCCTCGATACCCTTCAGGCGGTCGGCCTGTTCGCGCAAGCTCTGGATATCATTCCAAATACGCGTGTCGTTGGCCTTTTCCTCTTCGCTCATGGCGCGGCCCTCAGAAGTGGCACGCTCCAGAAGTGCGCGGGACTGTGCGACTAGTGCCGCCCGCTTTTCGTTCAGTTCCTTGATAGTCATAGTTCTATCTCCAATAGTTCGGTTTCCAATTCAATCAACTTCATGGCTCGCTCAACGTGCGGGTCTTGCGGCTCGGGCGAGTGGTTGACCGTATCGGCCTCCGGCTCTGGAGTGCTGTCAGACTGCAAAAGGCCAGCCGATTCTACAAGGCTACGGGCCTGTACTTCCGTGGTGGCGTAGGCCGGAAAGGTTACCGGCGATACATCAAACAATCGCAACTCCCGCAATTCGCGGAGTGGCAGTTCGTTTTCATTCTGTGCGCGGGTCCACGAGTCTTTGACCACGTTAAAGCCAAAGCTCATCTGGTCAATGTCGCCGCGTTCAATCTGTTTGTATAGGTCACGCGCCTGCTGTGTGTCGGGTAGGTCAACTTCGACTTTCAGCCCGCGCTCATCCTCAGACAGTTTCAATGTACCACTTTTGGTGCGGCCTAACACGATATTGGAATCGTGGTTAAACAACGCTCGCACATCGGCCTTGTCCTTGATAGTCTTCTTGAACGCGCCAGGCTTAACCACTTCGCGGAACATGCCACCTATAGTGGTTTCTGTATCGAACACAGCAGCATAGCCGACAAGGCGCATACCATTAGCATCGCCCTCGGCGCGGAATTCTGCATCGCAATATATGTGTTGCCTATCGCTCATAGTTCACCTTATCGCATGAATCGAGATAGATAGCAATGGAACTGCTATGCAATCTGGAATCAAGCATTGTCGTTGCCAGTATCAAGCCCCACCACGTTACCGTCTTCATCTACAGGGGCCATGTTCAACGGCATCAATGGAGTATCCAAACCGTTCAGGCTATCTAGATTTTCGCGGGCGCGGACTTCGTTGCGCGTCATCCACCCGTCTTTGATAGCCTGCCCGTATGCGGTAAAGCGGGACTGCGTGTCGCCTCGCAGCAAACCTTCCATATTAAACTCTGCGAAGTAGCCCTGCGCCTTTTCGGCTGGCGTGAAGAGTTGCATATTGATGGATGATTCAATGTTCGTGACAAGCGGCCCGATTGTGTACTGAGCGTATTCAATCGCTTGGTGTTCGATGTTGGTCAGCGTCGAATTGCTATGCTCGTGGATGCGGCTAGGGGTAATATTGAACATACGCGACACGTCTTGAACGTGGCTAATGTTCGCCTCGGTCATCTGCATCTGGTCAGGTGACACACCGATCACCTTGGCCTGTGCGCCGTTCTCCAGCACTGCCACGCGGGAAGGGTCGGTATCATCGGCATACATCGAACCCCACGTGTCCTTCAGCCGTGTTATAACATCCGGTGTCAGCCTGCCAGGAAACTCTAACGCCATCCGCATATTACCGCCGCTCTGGAAGAATGTCCGCTTGAAATAGTCAAGGGCTAGGCCAATACCAATAATGCGGTCGCCAATCTCAACTGGACTAAGCCCCTGCCAGCCTTCCAGCCGGAAGCCGTTGACGTAGAACAGTTCTTCGCGGGGTATAACCTTGGTCTTCTGGTTATCCTCTGTGACTTCAAATATCAATTCGCGCCCGCTACGCTTCACGCTCACACGGTTGCTGGAGATGTTCCACAATTCCAGAAGGTCGCCACCGTTGCTGCGTATCTGTTGGGCATATGCCCCGCCGCGCAAGATTAGGTTGGCTGCGAATACACACTTGCCATCGTACGCGGTCTGTACCGGGTTCCACTCGCTTTTAAGTACGCGCTCTACTGGGTGGTTGGCTTGCCGCACCTTCGTACCGTCATCATTGCGGCGGTACACGTTAAGCGGGAGCATGGCAATCGTCTGCTGAATATTCGTGACGGCTGCGAGCACAGCTGGCGAAGATAACGCGCTGTATTCGTTGACAGTAATACCGCCCTTCTTATCCGTGCCAAGTAGCAGCCGCATGATTTCGGATTCACTTGCAGGATGTGCCCCGCGCTGTTCCGCCTTTTGCGCCCGCTCGATTGTCCTAAGCTGGACAACCTTGGCTGCGAATGTATCTTGTAGAGATGGGTTTGTACTCATGCCGCGTAGCATTGCACGCTACCGGCAATCTATCAATCGTCTCGCTATGCAATCTGGAATTACTTAACGGTGACTCGTACCGTGTCGCAATAGACTACTGTGAACTTCTCCCGATGCCCGCACCCCTCGCACAGCCGATACCGGACCACGCCGTGAATGTTGCCGTAGCACCGCATGGAAGACTTGCCACACTTCCGGCAACGGGGAAGTACTTCGATCGCCTGATAATCCTCTGCCTTGTTCATAGAATAATCAATCCTTGTGTTGATTCCGCATAGTAGTTCTCTTCACACGTAGCCCCAGCATGTGCCATCACAAAAGCAACCGGCCCATCAATCTTGTACTTGATGTTCCTGAATGCCTTGACCATCTTTACGTTTTCGTCCATGTCGTAGGTGACTTGGACGTTGCCCATCATCCAATCCATGATCGGGTTGGCGTTGTGCGCTATCTCGCCGCGCATGATTGCAACTTCAAGACTCTTGGTCGGCGGGGATAAGTTCCGCTTACCCTGCGATTGCTCAACCATTATCAAGCCATCGTTCGCCAATTCCGACACAAGGTTGCTGGCGTTGTAAGGGTCAAAGCGGATTTCCTGAATATCAAACTTCTCCGCAAGCTCGTTGATGTCTGCTCGTATTTCCTGATAGTTGCAACGGTTGCCATCGGTCAGGCGCAGCAATCCGGCCTTGTGCCATTCGTCATATGGTGCGGCGTGCTGATCTTGCAGCTCGCTAATATTCTCCTCGGGCAGCCAGAAGTAGCACAGGATGCGCCACACTTCACCGGGGAATAGAAGCACAAGGGCATTGATATCGTTTGTGGACGCAAGGTCAAGCCCGCCGTAGCACTTCATGCCGGCCAAATCGTCTGCTGTGTACTCTTCGGCCAGGCCGTTCCAATGCGCCATGTCCATCCAACGGTTGAATCCGCGCACCCAAATATTCAGATGGTAGCGTTTGAACTGATCCATCTTCGCGGAATTGACCTGTGCCGCTAGGTGGATTTCCTTCAGGTTATCTTCGTACACCGTCATATTAATTGACGGGTTCGCCCGCTTCCACGAGATTACGCTGTTCGCGTCTGCCTTCTCGCCGGCGGTGTAGCACAAGCTGAAGAAAGACGGGTCAAAGGCAGACCCTTCGCGTATCTGTTGGCCGCGCTGCCATTCTTCCCACCCAATGCAAAGCGGATCGTATACGCCTGCGGTGGACATGCTCAGGAATAACGGCTGCTCTCTGGCAATTTGCGAGCCTGCCAGAGTATCCCATAGCACGCGGCTTTTCTGTACGTGCAATTCGTCGAATAGAATCAGGCTGGCGTTAATGCCCTCGTGGAGCGTGGCCTCTGCGGATAGCGCGGTAAACTTGCCCTCGTTCTTGGCATACGTGATGGTCTTCTTAGAGTTAACAAAGCGCAGCCGGGACGCCATTGCATCGCAAGCCTTAGCCATGCGGGAGGCTTCGTCGTAGATGATGCTAGCCTGTGCGCGGTCCCCCGCCGCCGTGTAGACTTCCGGCCCTGCCTCGCCATCGCGCATGAGGTGGTAAAGTGCAAGCCCACTGCTAAGCGTACTCTTGCCGTTCTTCTTTGCAATCCATAACCCGCCACGAGTGAACCGCCGCCGGCCATCGGCACGGCGCCAGCCATACAACGGGGAAAGGAAGTCGTACACTTGCCAGTCGATTAACGGGATCGGCTTACCCGCCGCCGCGCCCTTGGATACACGAATCCACTTCTTGAAAAACTCGCAGACACGTAGCGCGTGCGGCTCGCTAAACCAGCAACCATGATTCACCACCGCGTCCACATCGCCAATGGTCCGAATCCACCACGGATTCCAGCCTTGACTACGGGCAATCTCCACCGCCTGCGCGTAGTCGGGATGCAGATCTCCCCCTTTCCCCCGCGCATAATCCCACACACCATCTAACCAATCGGCGCGTGGCGTGGTAAGTGTAGCCCATTCAGGCTGAATAAAGGGCGGGGTAAGGCGCATCAGTCTTCGTCGAACTCGGCATCGTCGCCGGTCAGCTTCGCGCCGAGTATCTGCCGGGCCCGTGGATTCAAGCCTAGCCGCGTACCAAGCTGCAAAACGGTCTGCTCGGTTTCCTTCGCGATGGTGGAGTAGGGATTCCGGTATAGGTTGCCCCGCGAATTCGCCAGCACGTGCCCGCTCTGCTCCAATTCCGCATACGCCTTGCGCAATCTGCACATAGCGTTCACGTAGCACTCCATGATGTGACGGTCAAGCGTTGGGCTAAGTCCTAGACTCGCCTGCTCTTGCAGTGCTTGGACCGTCTCAGCCCAAATGATTCTGGACAAAGGGCTTAGGTATGCGGGCGGGTCGAAGGCGGGGCCGTTTTCCATTTCAAAAACTCCAAAATTTTAGCGCGGTAT